TTATTTGCCAGTGCTTGTGCAGACTCTTTTGTATATGAGGCCGAACCCATCAAAAGGAAATCTGCTGTATAATTTTCGGCAGACTCAAACAGATCCAGACCACTAGAAAGAGTCGCAAGAGATGCAGCCAAAGCCCCGGTCGAGGTGATAGAAGTTTGACCTCCATAGTTCTTACCACCACTTAATTCATTCGTGGATGCACCACCTGCGGCGAAGATTATACCTTCTGCCGGCTGATTCCAATCGACATCTGTTGCCAGAGTAAATCCAGAAGAGAATCCGGTTGTCGTGATACCTGCAGGGGAATTAAGACCAAAAATATAGGCAGAGTTTTCAGATAGATACTTTCTCCAATAAGAAGGGCTACCCACCGAAAATGTTGCATCGGTTGCCTTAGAAATAGAAAGATGTTTTTCAAGAATGCCACCGGCATTTCCGGTTATTGTGCCTTGAGTATCAATTACGACAACATGAACTTCATCGAATCTTGAGCCTCTGGCGGCTGCATAGGCCGAGGTTCCGGGGCGTTGAGCAATGTTGTTCCACTTGATAGTGGATTCATTCGTGAGACTAATGGATTGTTGATCGAACCAGTCCAGACCCGATGATACGGTAGTGGTCGCAACACCAACACCAGAGTTGTTTCTGATAGTCAGATTTCCGGTTGTACTAAATTGATAGACGCCACCGGGTTGATAATCAACGGTTGTTTCTGTTCCGGCAGCAGATACCTGACTCAGAACCTTGACCTCAATCTTACCAGAATCAATTCCGGTGATGATGCCCTTGAGGTAACCATCAAGAACAGAAGTGGTACCTGCACCAGGAAGAACAGAAGAAATCGCCTGAGTCACACCATAACCAATCACTGCACCAGTGGTTGTAATACCAAGAATTTGATCGGCCTTTGCATCAATGGTGGCGATTCTTATACCATTTGACCATGAACCCGGATTTCTGGCGGCAACGAATACATTGGCCAGAGTATTTTCATCATAGCCAAGATTATTATAGTGATCCAGACTATCAATTTTTACACTCGATGCCGTACCAACAAAGCCATTTCTCAGAAGAGTATCATTTGCTCTCACGACTCTCAGTGAACCACCATATGCAAGATAAGAGGATGCAACCATCCAGTGCTCATAGTGATTATCAGTCGAATATGGCTCACCAAAGTATGATAACAGATCGTTCTCGTTCTCCACCACAGTTGGGAGATCCACCGGTCCCTTTGCAAACGGGGCCACAATTACACCAATTTTATCCGAAGACGGAGTGGTTCTACCTAGCGTTAAATCAAATTCTCTTACAACAATTCCAGGAGATGCTAAATTTAGCGGCATCTTTATTTCTCCTACAGGTCCAGAATTATACTAAAAGTATTTATAATTTTAGACCCCTTCATTACTTATACTCCCACATATAACTCCATTCATTTGAGACATCACCATATTCATCCAGATTCCATACCTCAAGAGCATGATTATCTTTTTTTGATCCGGCAAAAATCCAACGATCTCCGGTTTCTTTTTCTTCTACGATCTCCTCCATGACGCTCACACCATCGGAAATAAACCCGAATGGTGACATATCTTGCTCAATTTGGTTCTTATTTTCCTCATAGATTCTTTTACGAACATCATTGTTCGTCATCTCCTTGAAGTATTCCTGGGCAACAAGCCAGGCAAAGATTACAAGACAGATGGTTAGGTCATCATTACAACCTTCTTCTGCAGAGAACGAGTTGTGTTTTTGAATAAAGGTTGTGAGTTCTGAGATGATATCATAATCAGAGATGAGTAGTTTATCGTCCTCGATTAATAGCCTCAGGTTGGAGCATCCAAGTTTCTTGGTTCCAACTGTCATTCTCATGCCAAGTTGAGATCTCTTTCCACTAAATCCTGTCCCCACATATTGGCCATTGCGACCTCTCATGGAGCACATCAGAATGTTATCATATTCGAGATCATAGTGTAGAATACCGGCAACCTGATCTCCAATATCATTAATCTCCGCCAGAATCCAGGCATAATTATATGCCTTACCGACTTTTTCAATTATATTCGGAAATAACATGGGTTTGATCTGATTGTTCCTATATTTGGCTACAACCTTATAAGGAAACTTTGTGATATCAAAAACAACAAAGGCCGAATAGTCATTATCTGTACCTCTGGCCACATCGACTGTCATGACATAATTGTGGTCTTCTATGGGTTCCTCATAGACATCAAGACCATTATCGGATTTCTTTATGGGTTCATCATATACGAGACTCTTGAGTTTTGATGGATTGATTAGAGTGCCAACGGATCCAAGGAATTCGCAAAGGTGCTCAACCCTGAACTGTTCTTCACTGGTATTTGCAATTGTCTGGCGTTTCCATTCCTCATCTCTTCCCGGAACATCCGACCAGTGAACCTCTGTTGGTACGAAATCATTTCGACCTTTTTCGGCATCGTGCCACATTCTGTAGAACTTGTTCATACCCTTAGGCGTATTGGATCCGATGATATTATTGAATAGAACGCTATGACACCATTTATCCCCAGTTTCTTTCAAGGAGAAATCATAGACCTTATTTTTTGAACTTTGTATCTTAGTGATTTTTTCCCATTTAATATTCTCACTAACATAATCATATAATTTATTAATAGTTTCATTATTAAGGCTCAAAAGAAAATCCTTGTGTCTTAAGAAAAATTGCCTACTGAGATGTTGATTCTTTCTGAGATTATTTTTTAGTATTCCAGAGGCAACAATTTTTTTATAGTCGTCAGGATTTGTTTCTTTAATAGAAAAAATTACATCTTTACTATACGGTATTATATCATACCTATTTCTTGTGAATCTTTCCGGAAGGTATTTTTCATTTACTTGTTTTCTATTAAATCTAAAACCGACTATATCATAATATTTTTTTGACATTTCACCAGTAAGTTCGAGTCTATATTGTTGAGAATATACTTTAACTTTCTTTGAGGGCTTGGCAATAGATTCATTATAAAGACTTAGAATGCCAAAATTATTCAATAAGATTCTTATTTGTTTTATAAGTTTCTTGGATGTGAGAGTAATTGCAACAGTACCTCTATTTTTTTGTGATGTGCCATCACCATCCATAATACCCTGAATTAGGGCTATTATATTTTCTCTGGACATTCTGAATAATTTTTTTGGAATCTCTTTTTCTCTTGCCCTTTTAGACAAATCGAATCCAAGATTCTGCATCACCTCGCATAGTGCTGTTGATGAAATATGATAATGTAATCCATCACGACAACGATATGTTAAATTTAAACGGTCTAAAAAATCACCTATTGGATCACCACAAGTTAAAGTGATTCCTCTATATTTGATGTCTCCTTTAGAATTACGATTATAGTTTGAAGAACCTTCTGAAATATACAGTCCAAGAAAATACGCAAAATCCGGATCTATTTCTTTTATATCATATTGTTTGATAGTTTTTCTAAAATCTTGATAGTCTATTTCTGGTAGTGTATTATCACTATCCCATACATCATGTCCATATTCAATTGCGATATACTCATCTCCTGTCAAATCGGAAGTTTTCTTCCAATCATAATTACCATTATCGCAAACAAACCATGGATGTCTCAATGAACATTCTACAAAAGATGATGGTGAGTAGATGATTTTTGTGTCATTATAACCACTATTAACTAAAATATTGCCATCTTTGGGTCCTTTGTGACCATACACCTGATAGTCAGGGACCTCATAGCCTTTGTTGGGATTCTCTTCTTGTGAATAATCAATAAAATCGGACATTTCGCGAATGCCCTTTGGAGTTAGAACATAGGTATCATCCGTAACACAAGATACCACAATAACCTTGGTAGTCTTACCCGAAGAAATGGTCGGATAAACGGACGCAAAGAAATCGTCGGCAATATGATTTGGAACGAAGGCAAATTCGTCCAAGAAAATGATATTGAATGACATTCCTCGAACCGCCGATGCCGAGGTGGAGGCCGCCAGAATTTTTGAACCATTTTCTAGTTCAACGGAACCCTTGTTCCAGGCTATGACGCCGTGTTGCATCCACTTTGGCAGATTCTCATAAGATAATTGAAGACGGCTTAATAGTTCTCTTGAAGTTGTTGCCTTGTTTGCAAGAATGCCGATGTTTACGTTATCATTGAAGATTATGTAATGGAGAAGGAATGATACTGTTGTTGTGGAGTTGTGTGTTGGAATAAATGTTTCTGTACAAAGAAATAAATGTTCATCATTATCGACAGAAATACATTGCATCGGTTCTGTCGGAACTTTTGTAATACTTACAATATAAAGTCTTTCATTTTTTGGATGATTTTTATTATTGAGTTGTCTCTCAATCTTTCTAGGTAATTTGAATACTGTATATTTGTTTGTACAAAATCTAATGGTTCCATAATTTACATCATAACCCTTCACTTTTTTATATCGTATTCTAGACTTTATTCCAAGTGATGAAATCAATTCTCTAACTTGATCGAGTAATACCCCTTCTTTTTGATAAAATTCGCAGCCCCCATTTGGTCTTACGCCTCCATCTGTATCCATAAGGCCCCGAAGAAGTTCGAGTCTTTGTTCTATTGATGCCCTTAAGTATATGTCAGGAATATGTTTTTGTACATTTAATTTCAAATCATATATGGATTCTTTTAAAGTTTCAAATCCATAAGACCATGCATTATTACTAGATTTAATATAGCGTTTATTCTTGGTTACTAATGGTATATTATTTGAAATATGTTCTATATCTTCAAGATTGCCGACAATTTCACCATTACATCTAGCTCCATCACCTAACCATACACCTAAGGTATAAGGATCAATTGGTAATTCAGCATGAGGCATTTCGATTGCCTCTGTAACATTAATGTAAACAGAAGATGGCTTAGATACATTTTTGAGACTCTCCATTTTTTTGAGAATATCTTTTGTTTTTAATACCCTCTCCTTATGTCTCCAGTCTGAATGAGATACGACCCATTCATGTTCACTACATGCTTTTACTTTTTGACCATTATCAAATTCTATTACATAAGTATCAATCTCATGAATAATCGATTTGGCAATAACATTTGTAACTTTTCCATCACGACCAAAGATTTTATCTCCAATTTTTACATCACCAACTGTGGTCCAACCGCTTGGAGTGGGTATTTTTGTATCTAAGGAAAATTTTTTACCACATTGACGAGGCATCTTGGCGATATTAAACCTATGATCATGAAAGTTCCTAATGAGCTTCTCTTGGAACGGCCACATATCAAAACCCACAAGACCGTCATCAACGTTGACGATCTTGATATAATTCCTGGCAAAATAAACTGGATCTTGTTTACACTTAAGAAACTCAATGATCTGTTCTTCGGTCCACTGAATTGTGGTATTTGCCCTCTTTAGATTGGGATTAGATAGATAGGCATCACCGGCTTTCAGTCTAATATCTTCAATTGCCATAAGTTTAGGTTAAATCGTAGAAACTCAAAGATCCTAGTGCCGTACCAGAACCACTAACGGCCCGGATGGCAAGGGTATATATATCGCTCACTTTTGCTTGAGTTCTACCTAACTGTAAGTCCCAATTGTACTCTTGAGTTACATTAAGTGGTGATGTTGCCTTATTTGCAGAAGTGAGATAATCATTCTTTACGATTATTCCTCCACTTAATGCCGTTGCCGAAAAATCCCTTTGAACATTGGGAGATGATGTTGATGTTGTCGCAAAGGATGCATTGGTTAAAGTCGCATTTTTAATTAGGGCAACCTCAAATGTTGACGGACTTGTGCTATCTGGTAGTATGGCAAACTCGTGTGGAATGATTACGGCATCTTCTCTATCAGGCGTAAGTCTAATGCTTAGTATTGGCACAAAAGTTGTCGTCGAAACTGTTGTTGGAGTTGTTGTCCTGATTACATCTTGTGCCTGGCGTTTCTCATAACCACCATTTGACTGAACCGAAACACAAATTTGCTTTAGTGTTGATGGTGTCGTCGTAATTCCAGTATTCAATATCTCATAACGAACCGGAAGTGTCGCGGTTGTCATATAAACCGTATCAAGAGTATTTGCATGATTGAAAATATGAGCCGTATGAAACTTGCCGTTTGTATTGACGAATCCAATTCTTGCACATCCAACACCGAGCCATTCGTACTCACTAAACATAAGTTGGGCTTTTGTTGGATCGAGTTTAATGCCACTGGGGTTTGATGTATTTGGCCCAGAACCATCAAGAGTATCTCTGTTCCATTGAGATTGTGGAACGGTTATCGTTGTTCCTATTCCGGTTATGGCGGTTCTTTTAATAATATTGAGTTGAGTGCCATTGAGTTCTAGCATTACACCATTTTCCGATGATGCATAACCAACTCGTTGAATTAAGTTCTCTTTTGGCGACCCTAGTACAAAAGTCTGGAGTACCTGTAAAGATTTCCCCGATTGATATGAGAATACTCTTTTTGATTCTCGGGTAATCGAACAATTCGATGCGGTTCCTATACCAAGAGTTGCCGTACTCTGAGCCGTTATAATTCCAACGGTTGAACCCGTTCCAATTATGACATCATCAAAATCACCATCTTGAGAATAGCGATGCGTTGAATCAAAAAGAGTATAAGGCTCTGATACCTTTAGTCTACCGAAAAGATCGCCACTAAATCCCTGACCAAGTGGATCAAAGATTTCACCATATCTGTCCGCTTGCATATAAACTTCAAAAAGAGTTCTCTCCTGATTCAGATAGTCTTGAGAACTCTTGTTCCACTGTGCCATACTTTAATCACTCCATGTAAGGCTTTCTGGTCGATATCTTTTTGACGATTTAATTGTCAGTGGTGAATTTGATATTGGGTAGATATTGTGAACGATGGCACCCGGATATTCATTCTGAAGATGCTCTGTTAGTTCTGTTCTTGAAGGTAGTAACCCCTCAATTTCCATACGATAAATTTTACCTTCCCAGACAACATCGGCAACATAAGATTCTTTTTGCTGTTCTGGTTGTGGACTCATATAGAGATTTCCATTAAAATCTCCGGCAATATTAACACTTTCTGATAGGAATTGTTGAAAGGATTTCATCAGTGACATCTCCAGCGACGCAGTGCCTTATTGATATTAGAATTTGGATCTCTTGCGGTTTTTGCCGAAGTGAGCTTTGAACGGGCACCTTTCATACGTCGGCAAAAATTGACACGACGCTTTGCTCTCTTACCTTTTGGATTTTTTTCGGTTACGGCAGTCTGGAGTTTTGATCCTGGATGTTCACGACGATATGCATCAACGGCCTTTTGACTCAGACCATCTGTTCTGTCGTGGCGATTGATCTTTTGCCAGTCCTCATTAAAGGGCTTTTGTCTAAGATTTTTCCCAACTTTTTCAAGACTTTGTTGGAATAATGCCTCTCTTGATGGTTTTGTTGCACTCGCCGGAATCATTTCGCCGACTCTATATGCCTTTGATCCACCTCCGGCATATCCGGGTCTACTTGCATTAGGCATTACATATTTTGTTTGCTCACTCAATCCAAACTCGGATCTCCAGTTGGAATATCCATAAGACTCTCTGATTGGTGGCAGTTCAGGACCTTTTAGTTTTGATTTGGCGGCTTCTCTTTCTCCTTCAGATGTTGTTCTCCTTTCAAGTTCTCTTATTTTTCTCTCTCTCTTTTTCTTTTTGTGTTCTTCTGGATTAATTTCAAAACTCATTCCTTCATCAACGGGTTTTGGGTATAATTTTGATGCGGACTTAAGAATTTTTATTCTTGTTTGAGGATTACTAATTGTCATTGCCGCATTCACTCGTCTTGAAAACTTTCCATACTTCTCTGTTTCATCGCCGACAGGTTTGACCTGTTCCTTCATCTCCCCACTATCAACATAATCGGCAGCAGTATCAATATAATCTGCGGCCTTTGTGATTTTTGATTGAACCCATGCCTCGATATTACCTTCGCCCTTCATCTTCTTCTTTAATCTCTTTACGGCAGATGCAATCGTAGAAAGTTCTGATCTTGCCATCGAATATTCGTGATCATAAGATTCGGGAAAATTACCAGGATGTGGTGAATTTGGATGATAACCTTTGAGATTTACGGGCATTGAATACATATCCCAGAATTTTTGACCATATTTACATTCATCTCTGGTTTCATCTTTTTGGCATTTCGGGCAGTATCTGAGCATTTGAACCTCCTCTGTTTTTGTACCCCAATTTTTTGAACCCACCTTTCTGCAGCGACTGAGGGCACCGCTGGCATAAGCCGAGGGCCAGACCGAGTATCTGGATTTAACTTTGCGATAGCAGGCATCTTTTGTGCCACTACCCTTTATGGATCTGTCCTTTACTTCTTGGAGATTCATTTCCTCGGTTCTCACATTTGTTGGTTTTGCGGCACCACTTTTTTCTGGTTGATTTGGATCTAGTCTATTTTTCCGTCTTCTAGCAGTCTCTTCTTCTTTTTTGGATAGATCTCTTTTCATCTTGGAACTCCCACACTTTGGAGTCGATTCTTGTCCGGGTTGTCTGGCACATGGTTTACCAGACCATTTTCCACCCAGTTGAACCCAACCTTTTGTGCCATTTTTTGATTTAGACTTATTAAACCAATCATGAAGCCCTTGATCTCCAGAAGCAGTCTCCTCCTTCACATCACTGATCTTTTTATGCTCTTTTTTGGCATCAGACTCCATTTTCTTTAATCGAGTATAATAGTCCGGAATTTCATCAAGATGTTGTAGTGCTATATCAGTCGCAAGATCTTTGTCTTTGGTGTGTTCGTGCTCGATAGGAATGCCCATCTTGAGTTGATTTTTCACAAAAGACACATCAAGACGATGTTTATTGGCGATATCTTCAACGGTCTTATGAGATCTTACCTTATGCACACCAATAATTTATTTTATTCTTTATTATTTAGAAAACCCTGCTTCAACATCTTGGAGAGTTCTGATGTTGAACCGACAAAAATCGCATTATTAGTGGTGTTGACGGAAGATCTGACGGAATCATCCTCAACTTCTTTGAGTTTTTTCTGAAGATCCATGAGTTTATCGGCAACATCACCGACACTTTTGATCAATTGTCCGGCAACCTCATAGGCTCTTGTACTACCTCCTTCTCCGGCAATTTCCATAATCCCATCAATGGCCTCTTGACCTTTTTCCATTAAAGAATATAAATTAGCCCTGGTGTACTCATAATCCTTTTGAACATCTTCAGAGTTTATTGGTTTAATTACAGGCTTTTGTTCGGCAATCTTTTCGATTTCGACGACATCACTCTGAACGTCAATAGATTCAATCTCTTTTACTTTTCTCATGTTCAAATGTCGGATTGTTGAGTTGGACTATAAGATCTGGAATCATTAAAGAACTCCCAGGTCTCATCGATGCCATAATTATCTCCAGGATTGGCATCAATTGGATTTGGCACGGCAGTATAACGAACCTCTCGTTTTGCCGTTGCCGGATCTGTTTCTGTGTAAAGATCGACTTGGACCTTACGAATAAGACCTTCCGTACTATCGGCTATTGGACCGAAGAAGAACGATTTGACCGTAAAATTGTATGTATAAATTATAATTCTTCTCGTTGTGAAATCCCCCTCATAATCATCCGTGAATGTTATATTATCAAGTATGATCGGAATGTCCCGTTTCTCTCCAATGGAATCAATAAGATCGACAGTTAAATTAAATCCTGGTTGAAAAAATGGAATAATTTGCTCCGTAACCTGAAATGCATCGTCTTGCAACTTACACATCAAATTAAGTTGAATTCCAATATTATAGGGAACCGGAAGAAAAACCTTCTTTGTATTAACTCCATCACTTGCACAGAATGTTTGGGCCAGGGCCGTTTTTCTTGATGGATCATACTGAAGAGATGTTATTTCAAATGATAATCTCGGAAGAGTCATGGCAACAGGTTTATTCAGTTCCGGTTGCTCCTCAATCCTGGCCAAAAACTTTTGAATTGGACCATAACGAATTGGCACTTTTATCTGACTGAGTACATTACCAGACTCGTCCTCATGTCTAATGTCAATGTCATTAAAAAGAGTTGCAAAAGATGTCAGTGTTTTTTTGAGGATTTTATGATAGAAGTAGCTGTTTATCATTAGAAGATGCCAAAGGGATTTGATTTTGACTGTTCTATAATCTGATCCGCCTCTTCTTGAATTATCAGATTATCACCATATTTATCATATAAATCCCATTCATCGCTGTTTGATATGGCATACATTGCAGATGATGCCGTTCCGACAAGAATTTCTCCCGGATAGAAGCCTTGACCTTCTGTTCCACCATTGATATTTGTAACCTTTAATATCTTAGAGTTATAATCCCAAGCCCTTACTCGGGCATTTGTATTGGATTGTGAGCCAACGACAATCTCATTATAGACGTATGTGCCAACTCCACTGATTATTGATGGCGGATTGATGGCTATCGTTGGACTTTGAGTATAACCAATACCGGGATTGGAAAGACCTATAGATATCACCTGATTATTTGTTCCAACAGATGCAATTCCAACAGCAGTATGACCCGTTCCGACCGATCCGGTAATTATAACTCCCGGATTATTTGTATATCCAGAACCTCCATTTGAAATATCGAATTTAACAATACCATTTTTAATGGTTTCTATTGAACAAGTTGCCTCTGCTCCTGTACCACCACCTCCACTGATTGTAATGGTAGGTGCAATTGTATAACCAATACCTGCATGTTCTAGAATAATTTGTTTCACGGAGCTAACGCCACCAGACGAAATTATTTTCGCATAAGCCTTGGCAGATACTCCTCCTGGTGGAGCCGGTGTTATTGTGATGATTGGAGGACTTGTATAGCCATAACCATCATTAGTTAAGTATATTTCTCTAATGTATCCTGCACCTATTACTGCAGAGGCACTAGCCGTACTTCCGGTTCCAATGAGATCAAGTGTTACAATATAACCCTCTTCTTTTATTGAGTCATCAACTTCTCTTACTGTCGTGTCGATAACTTCATCTTCATATTCGAAGAGTTCACAATTTATTTCATATACAAAGAGTTTACCGAGTTGATAAAAAGGATTCTCGTGCTCTACATACTTAACTTCAAAAATTCTTTGACCTAGTGGGAAATATATTAGATCTCCTTCTCTTGGTCTTGATGCTAGTTCAATTTCTGGGTCATTTCGATTTAAAAATGGACCAATAAAATCTTCGAATCTTTCTCTTGATATGAGAAGACTTACCTCGTCTTTAAGGCTCACACCAAATTTGGTTAGTAAATCTCCTTGTCCGGTATAACCTTCGGCATTATTGAGATATGCCTCAATTGCAAAATTATCATCGAATTTGGAAGATGTGATCTCTTTAACAATCGTTTCTTTTTTTACAAACTTCCTCGGGATATAAATGACCTCAATTCCCGACATTTGAATAAGTTCGTTTATGGTATCTTGAACAAGTCTCTGTTCACTTGGAGCACCATGTAAAAAGAATGGATTGAGTGCCATTTTTTATCCAATAAAATCGTATGGAGGTAGTTCGTATTCCGTACTCATCTTCTGGAGCAACTCTTCAATTTCTCTGACACCATCATTATAAATTGTTTCCCCATTAAGTTCTACTCCACCTGGGAGTTTAATGCCACGCATCTTGATGAGATTCCAACCCCACTGTTTTTTCATGATAGCCGTTAGATATTTCTTCAAGAAGCTATCATTATATACCTTTGTGAAATCATTTGGATTAAGAATTCTATAACAATCAATTACAATATAGGTATCCTTTGATTTTGCATTCCAATCAATATCAAGATATAATCTATTCTGTCTTTTATTAAATCTAATTTGTTTATCGGTCGAAAGAAGAAAATCGATATCTTCTAGATATGTTTTAACCATTGCATATTGCAACAGTTCAACCGAATTAAAGTAATATAAATCATTCAAGAACAACTGATATTTGATGCTCCACATACCTGCGGATATGGAGCTAGTATCAAATTTGAATACTTTTTCTATACCAACGATAGAATCTGGGACCTGAATAAAGTTCGAGGTCTCATAAAAATTAAAATTAACTGTTCCGACTCCAGAAATATTAGAAGTTCCTGTTGTCGTGACTATACCAACGCCATCGGAACCTTTAGCCTTACCGCGATTTATATCATCTTCTGTGATCTTATATTTGAGATACATTCTTTCGACGCCATCAAAGTGTCTTTCATAAAAGAACTGTAGTGCATCATCAACAAGATCATCAATCTGCTCATCAGCCAAATTGACTTCTAAAATTGGTGCTCCAAGTTTACGCAGACAATAATCAATGAGTTCCTGGCGACTAGACGGTTTTGCCATGATTAGTATTCTCCTCCATCTATTGTATTCGACCAGGAAGGTATTCCCGAACTATTAGTAGTTAAAACATAATTTGTGGTATTTATTGCAGATAATGTAGATGCCGTGGAAACCAGCTGGTCATTATTATCAAAATATGCAATACCATAAGGATTACCTTGAGGATAATAAAGTGATTGGCCGATGGTTAAAATTCCGGTTACATTACCGTTCCTTGAAGAGAACTCATCGAAATATAAATCTCCAAGAAGTCTCAGATTGCCATCAATATAAACATCATTTCTAAATGTTGCGACTCCAACAAAGGTTGAAACTCCACTTACATTCAGTTGTGATACAGAGGCAATTCCTCCGATAACATTATATGCATTACCTCCGGAAATACTTGATATAAGTTTAATTGTATTCTGTTGTCCAACCCTTGCAATTATATCACTCATATTTGAGTTACCCCTTCTCTTACGAGTACCATTCCCTCTACAACTCTGGTTCTAAGTCCAAGATTGTCTATTACAATATCATAAATGTAACGACCTGGCTTTATTTGAGATGTTTGCTCAGATGTAAGAGATAATACAATTTTACCCAAAGTTCTTGGTGATGATATTTCTGTTGTAAAGGTGACCGGATTTAAACTTCCGGCATGTTTACGCATTTGGGCATAGGCAGTATATCCAGTGAGATTTAGTGGTGCATCAGAATCGCCAGAGGCGAGTTGAAATGATTGTAAAAAATCCGCCCCAGAATTGACGGTTAAATTATTTACATATACTGCAGACATTTTTGTTACACCACCTAAAGTGTATTTATGCTTTGATCATCCCGAGTGAGGAAATCACTTCTTGTTGTATCAGATACATCTTACAATATAATTTTGCAAAATTTCTAAGCTGATCTACATCCATTTCATCAATTAATCTCGAATGTTTTTCATATTCAAATAGTTTATCAATACTCTTCAATTCAATTTTATTTGGATCCATTTAATAATTCCTTTAGTAATTGTTTGATTTCATCAACATCTTTTTTCAGATTTTCTATCTGCTGTTGTTGATTTTTTCGATTATTTACGCTGATCATATATTGATTGTATTCAGTGTGATCGCAATTTATAATGGCACCCGTATTTTCATCTCTATAAAGATTTGGATGCCCTTTTACCGGTATCATTGTCATGCTAGAGCGATGCTTCTCAGATCCTTGAATCTTGGTGCATGAGCCTGGTTGGTTCCGGACATCACGATTTTAATCGTATAACCGGTGAATGAGCCCAAATTATTCGCACTAAATTCATATTCTAAGAATTGATTATTTAGACTTGGTGGAACAAATGTATCGGGTAATCCATCATTTTTAGATGTATCTATGATATCATAATAACCATCTTGATTGGAATCAATGGTAAGATTATTATAACCTGGGAACAGTTCAAATACCTGATCAATTTCACTAGAGTCTGGTCTTATTAGACTGTAAAGAACTCTGAAATCTGCCGAGGTATGTCTGTATGCCGATATTATAACCTTTAGAGCCGTTGCCGGCTGTGCGAGGCGAACAGTATTGGAAACATAGATCGCCGCATGTGGGTCATTTAGAATGCTGTTTACTCTACCATCAGTCGCATAGTCTGATATAGGGGCATTTAATCTATTACTCTTGAGTGTAATCGATGAATCCTTCCAGAAAATCATCGGAGAAAGATTTGTATCCTCTGTATTCAGATCAACCTTTAAGGTGAATGATTTCTTTCTAGGGAGTGCAGTTAGATATGTCTGCTCATTGATGTTTGAGCAAATGATTCTCGTTGAATTCAATTGATTTTCATTAGTTAGTTCAATGGTTTCATAACCAAGATCCGCAAAAGAAATTTCGGATCCACTAACGCTTGTACCACTGATAGTTCTGATTTGACCCACGGCCGAAGTTGATGCACCTGGAGTCAACATCGCTAGATGCGGTTCAATAGAATTATACTGAATATTTTCGGTTGCTCTTATGTTACTACCACCAGAGATTTGTTCCGAATTGAAAGAGAGTTGTGGAGTGCCAGATGGATTATTATCGACACTTCTATCATAACCATTTGATGTCCTATCAAATTGGAGATAGTATCCATCGATATCAATACCAACTCCACTGATCGTATAATTGGAGTTAATTCTTCTTAGTGAAACCCCACCCAGTTCATATTTGTAAACAATTGAATTGAGGTCGTGACTTGTTGGAATCGTTGAATCTATTCCTCGTGTAATTGTTTGCAGTTGTCCACTAACAACAGATTCATATTTAATGATCTCATCATCGATTTTTATATATCCTGCAGTATTTGAATTGACAACCGACAGATTTTCAAAAGTTCCAAAGTTACTCGTGGATGCAATGCTTATGGTCGTATCGGTAGAAGAAAGTGGTGCCGTAAGAGTTGTTGGTGGCACATCGGACTCTAATCCCGAAAGATTAATTTTATTTGATCCGGAATACATTCCATGATTATAATGATTTACCTTCATGTAATTCCCGGAATAGAAACCGCCAACTTCGGTCGATCTTGACGTTACGGATGTGCTTGCAAGAGAAATTGGAGTCCCGGAATCATTATAATAAACAAGAGTCGAGACTCCGACGCTGTTGAAAGAATCACCTTGAACATTGGAAAGATAAAGAGTATCGCAGCCAGTAATTGCCGTGATTGTTACTCTGGCATCTTTTCCAGAGGGTGGTGAAACACTAGATGTAACAATGCCAACAATATCACCAACAGCATAACCATTACCCGTATAAAGACTCGAAACTCCAATTCCGGTGATTACTCCATTAGATACAGAATTGATGTTCAATCTTAGACCAGAACCATTTCCTGTAATATTATAAGTCTGAACGGCACCCGTGGAATAATTGGATCCACCAGTTGTTAGACCAACAGTGGACACAGAACTGCCAGTACCCACAATATAACCATAACTACCGGAATATGATCCGGCTTGTGAGGCAACCTTTCTTCCTGTCGTGAGAATACCAATTAAACCGGAATCATAAATTGTGGTTATACCAAGATTGTATTTTCTAGGTAATATTGTGACAGGATTACTTGGGAGTTTTGGTACATATCCATTACTCTCATTTAGTGTTGGATTGTTAAAGAATACACTACCGATCTTTGATGTAAAATTAGCCTTATACAGCTTAAACTTAAGATCTTGATATTGATTTGCGGTCCAAATAGAACCATTTTGAGACTTGAAGAGGCTGCCTATTGCAAACTGCCTGCTATATCTAACCGATTGAGAGTCCGGAAGATTTGCGGTTTCTATGGTCTTTTGACCCATTTCGGCTATCCACACCTCATACTTGTCTGTCTGTGGTGCAAGAAGTACGAGTGCATACTCAAGACCCGGAGACAAATAGATTGGATAATCGAATGTCACTTTGGTTGCAACTGATGCATTAGATGATGTATTGATATCGGACGGTTTTAGAGTAACCGGTCTACCAACAATGGTTCTTGTTGGCGTTCCTAGTTCAACCGTTCTAATTTCTACGGTAAGGGGAGCATTATTAGGATCCTTATTCGCAAAGAATAAATCGACCGCCGTTAGATATGCACCATTGACATCTTCATTGGGTTTATTGCCATTTGAAGTTTCGGTTGTTCCGCCAACAGTAAACGATTGTGCCAGAGGATCTTCGTAATATATTGATGTGGATGTTGTATTGATTCTCTGGCGTTGCTCCCAAGTACCTTCAGCCTTATAAATCGTCTCTGCAGATGAGATGAGAGTGCTACCACTCAATGGAGATTCATTTGAAGAACTGGATGTTAATTTATATACCTTAGATCCTGTCGCAATTCTCACTGAAGGAGGTGGAGTTGTATTTGGTTCCCTCAAGAAGAATGTCCCGGAAACAAAGCCATTATTATCTGTAATAAGTCTAAGATCTTTGACATATGCCGTTGCACCACTGGTTTGGCCAACCAACTTCATTCCGGGTAGGACATATCCAGAATATAAGCCTTGAGCCTCAGTGCATAGTGCATCTATATCAACATTAAGGACTTTCGATGATGCACTATATGAAGTTGGTATTGATTCTGATGGCACATAGGGGTTGATCGAATAAGTTTCCGTTGGTGAACTATAAGGTCCAGATTTATGATTCGGTGCAGCGACTCTGAATGAGATAGACGCTCCATTATAAGTCCCCTTTACTGTCTCTCCGATTTGGAATGATGTTGATGCACCATAAGTTTGGAGCGTTGAATCAATCGCAATTTCAATTAATTTTGGGATAAAATCAACACCACTATTTCCATCTAAGAATTGATATACTCTTGTTAGAGGCTTAAGATTTGCACCCATGAATCCGGTATTCCTGGATCTCATATAAAGCTCGGATCCACTGGAAATCAATCGATCTTCGGTAGTGGTGGAAGTTTCAGACCCAACAATACTATAAGTTCCAGTGGTTCTCAACCAAACCCAATTTGTTTGATTAATGCTCACATTATCCAATCTTAAAGTTCTAACCCAACTATCACTCGATGGGTTTAATTTAATGATGCCACTATATGAGATTACATGGAAAGGATTAACATTTTCAACTTTTGTTGCAAATGACTGTTCAATCCAATTAACAGAATCATACTTGAGGGTGATAACATCCCCGGTCTTTTGAGTGTTTTTATCAAGAAGCTCAAAATTAGCAGATAGATCTAGATTCTCATCCGTAATATCCGCCGCCGATACTGGCTTGAGTGTTATACTATTGGTGCTTATTTGATTATGCAACTCATTTTTCACATTATCAATTTGAACACTCGATAATGGCGTATTAATTAAATCCGTATTTTTAAAATCATCAACAAAGAAACCCGTTTTAAAACGATTTATTCCTTGTGCATCTCTTATCTGCAGAGTCTGAGTGTTAAGCTCAAGAAGAGAAAGAGACGTAACTCTCTCAAGATTTTCAACACGATCCTCGATCTTGCCAATATCTCGCATCGTATATCTTCTATTATCAACAACGGATACCTGGGCATCTTTTGGGTTATGAAGATATGGAGGAAGTGTAATGGTGGCGAGTTCCATTACATCATCGGGTTTTGTTGGTGGCTTCGGATTTATTGAAGGAGATCCTTGCAATACGGTAAACTTGCCATACCGATCGAGATATAATTTATCAATACGCCCGAGATAGTAATCATATCCTATTATCGAACTCTCATTGGGCGATATAATAAGTTTGGGTTCCGACGTAAAACTTCTTGATATGAAGTCAAATGGAGATGAAGAGCTTCCGGTGAATACGGGCACTCGTGGTCTAAAATCCAAAACATCACTAGATCGCACATTATTCTTACCGATGTCGGGAATGTCTGATGAGAATCTCGATTCATCATAACTACCAACTGTGAATACATCTCCGGTATCAGAAGATGGTACTGAATAATAATCGAAGACGATAAGCAATTGTCTAGAAGGAGCACTCTCTCCAGAATTTCTTATAATTTTAGAATAATCATAATATTGTTCTTTTTGGCCTTTATCTAGAGTAAACTTATTTGTGATATTCTTATAAGTCCCAGGAACAATTGTTGATATTGTTGTTAGAATATTTGATTCATCAAATAATACGTTTTCGCCGTTATTAAATCTTTCAGTATTCAAATAAACAATACTCAAGGTATTGGTGGATGGTTTGCCGATAATTCTTGCGATTGCATTACTCGTCTTCCCTACAATATTTTCACCAACGATTGCATTAGTGTCAACATTTGCAATTGAACTGAACGTTATTTTATCAAATTCCGGGGAACTTGTATTCAGTGATTCATAGATGGCGAGCACCTTGGCAACATCAGGATAATTAAGAGAAATCTCTTCATCTTGAACTCTCAATCCATAGAATTGATTATATGTTAAGCCATCATTGATTGATGTATTGATTCCAATGCCAGATTGGGAATTTTTGGAGAAAGTTACATTAATAATTTTTGATCTATTGTATTGCTTTACTTTACTCTGAATTCCGGATTTTATGAATGTCGCATTAATTGCAGAAATTTGAGTATTTGGGATATTAGAAAAGGTTATCTGAGTTGCACCCGGATTAATAGAAACCTTATCAGAAGTTAGGTTCTCAATTGTTCCGTTTGTATATGCAATCGAATAACGTTCTTCGTCAAATGCATTAAATCGGGCTGTTGTAGAATTAATGCCCAAATTAAAACTTCCAGCATCGACAGTCAGAGTATTTGACGTTGGCGTCAGATTTACATTAGATTGTGCCGAAAATGTAATCGTGGAAGAGTCTAAATTTACGGCTGAGATGTTGGTATTTGGAAGCTGTGCATACAAGAAACCTTTTTCCTCATTCTTCAGTTTTGCAATACCAACAGAATATGGCCCAGTATATTGAGATGTTGGAAGAGTTCCGTCGCAAATATTACTAACATTAGAAACCGCCTCTAGAGTCATTGAGGTTAGGTTTGAATTTATGGACACAACTCTATTATAAGATTCCGTCGATAAGCCAGCCCTTTGATAACGAATGATATTATCCGTTTTAATTCCAATTAGAGTCTCTGGAAGTGATACTGTGGCAGTACTAATACCACCACTTCCGGCAGTTATTGTCAGGGTGCCCGTTTTTAGATTTCTATCGAGTAATGTGTCTGAAACAAAAGATGTGGTAAAACCAGATGGTTGCGGTTGATATACAGATTTTATATCATCAATTGTATATGCATTGACAGCAGTGACAGTTCTGCTATAGAGGTCAGAGCCATTAATAAGAACTGGCTCCCCAACGGCAAAAGACCCTGAAGTCTGCCTCAATGTAAGCTGATTGTCAGATCCGGCAGACACAACATAGCCACTAGCACCAGTATTTTTACCTTTGATAAATGATGATGTCGGAACTTGTGCGGATGTGACAGATTGATTTAGAGTTAGAATCGTATAGGTCTGAACATCAAACAAATAAAGATCCCAATTAGTCGAGGCTCCAGTGTATGCAGAATCGGTTACATTAAAATTATAAACCCTGGCAGATCCTATCGTGGAGCCTGCCGAAACAGATGTACTATTTTTTCTTCTACTTTGAAGATAAATGACTTCTCTTTGCTTTGGTATACCACTTACATTATTAACTCGTAAAAGGTTGCCCATCTCAAATGGGGTATTTGAATTTGTGATGGATTGAGTTGTTCTGGGTTTTTCTACATCAATGATTTCAACGCCAGTCTTTTCAATGTCATAACCCCTCACATATGCCTTACCGGGAGAGAATTTGATGCACATTAAATCATCAGATGGTGTATTACTTTGCTCAGTTTTTTCATCAGAGAAGAATAGTCCATCATTACCAAGACGATCATTCAATGAATTATTAAGAGAGAACTGAAAAGGCTCTACAACATAATCACCGGATTCATCGTAGGTTCGTTGAGCGATATAATCCTTGAGAATCGAATAACTAGATTTTGTTTCAATCTTTTTGATTGCACCATCTTTAACCTTCAGAAGCTCTACAAAATCTGTATCGTTCGTATCAGTCAAAAGTTTCTTTGTCAGTACAAGTGCGATTTTAAATCGATCTGCACCGGGGGCAGCATAATTAGAAAAACCTCTGGCATTATCGTACAGAGTCTTATCATCTTTTGCCGTGATTATTTGCTCATCTACTCTTAAACCAATTCTGTATGAGGGAGTGTTTGTATAGTAGTCCAGGACGATTGTTTGTTTTGGAACCCTGACAAAAGTGCCTCTAATGAAATAAACACCTTCTCCAATAGATGCGGCGGATCCAATTGATGTCGCATTAGAATCTATTGTGGTCGAAAAAGGCGTACCAGAAGTTATCGTGGTTGAGCTATAAACAACATCTTCGGTTGCATATAATTCTTCATTATTCTGGAATGGATTAATTTCATAATTGACATCGGAGTCAATGTACTTCACATAAAGAGTTGGATATTCAATCTCAGAACTGGGTAGTTCATAGTGTTGAACTACTGCGGTTACACCAGATACTTGACCGGTGATTTTTTTACCAACAAACTCGGACAAGTATGAGGTCACATATACATTATATTGAGTTGGCTTCAGCTTTACGGCGAAGAATTGAGAATCGAATGTAATATTACCCGGAATTACAACAGACCCTTCTTTGAAAATATGACTACCAAAAGACTCAATTTGATCTTGTAGTATTGATTGAAGTGTATTAATCTCCCGTGCTTGTATTGGCCTCTCGGGTTTAAACAATACTTTATAATAATTTTTATCTCTCGCACCCTGGTCTTTTTGGGAGAAATCATCAAAGTATGGGCCTACATTGAGATCGGTTTTCTGTGCCATTTCTTAGAATTCCAGGATAATTTTAATGTCTTCTTTTTGTCTAGAATTTCTCGTAACAAGAGGTCTATTGTCGATATAAATTATATCTCCAGACTTATTATTTATTTCTGGCAAGGCAAGACCATTTGTAAATTGAACGCCAAGATTTATGATCTTATTAGAAATCGTCGTTGTAATACCAGAGAAACTACCCACAGTAGCCGAAAAACTTCCAGATTGATTTATAACTTGTTTACCGGATTCAAATGCAAGATTGGTGTTATTTGCGGAGAAGAATGACGACATTCCGACAAAATCTTGGTGGGTTGAATGTCCGCCACCGCCATAATATAGTGAACGATCTTGCGAATACTTCAGAACTTTTGTTTCCGAATCATAAGAGACGACATAACCATATGCCGTACCATCAGTAACCGACTGACGGATTTTATCTCCTATTGCCGGAGTTCCTGATACCGTTCCATCAAATCTCATTGCATGTATAGCCGAGAACTGATTTTCATTATAAATCGATGTATTGATTCCTGTTGAGTCATAAACCGTTGGATTTTTCATAATTCCAACTTGTGCAAATTTTGAATCAGTTGGGAAGTCTTTAGTTGAATCGTCAAATCTGGCATAAATCAAGACCTTATCTGCACCCAATTCCTTGTAAACATCAAATCCATGGCCCTTTGAAGGTGGAATGATGGGAATTAGTTGGGCAAAGGTTCCAGGATTTGCCGTTGTGTTTAAATCGACAAGTGCAAAGGTGTAATTTTTACCACCAGATGTAACGACGACATTGGAGATCTTTGTGGAAGAATCTACGGTCACGGATACTGTACCACCGGATCCATCACCAACAAGATTATATGTTTGAGTTCCCGCAGGATAACCCAAACCCGCATTTTGAATGTATACTTTTTTAATCTGATTCTGGTTTAATTCCGAATTGCCATTATCTCTAATTGCAGAAATTTGAGTATCACTTGATGTATCCCAGTCATTAGGTACGGTGATGTATTCTGTAGAATCAAATTTTATAATATCGCTCGGAGATATTGTATAAAGATACTTCCAAGTATAACCATCAGAAAAACTCGATGGTTCTAGATCCGTGAATGTTGGTTCAAACTGAGAAGCATTCCCTTTAGGATTAGTTCCAGAAGATCCATTATCAATACAAATATAAACTCTGTAATCAGAATTTACCACATAATAATTGGCATCATAAAGCCTCAGTGATCCCGTAACCGGAGATGGATTAATCGCACTATAATCGGGTCTATACATTTCATATTTTTGACCCGATGTCCAATTAATCTTTCGAATAACTCTTCTTATGTTCGCACTTGTAATTCTTTTACCAAACAGAATAGTCGATTCATAATGATTCAAATAATCAAAATTATCTGTGGGATTTGGAGTATTAGTGTCCCAAGTATCCGTCCGACCAAAACCGGCAGCAGTGGGGTTTGCCAGACCAACGAAGACATAATATGAATTTGAAGAATTGTCTATCGAATCTATAAAATTGGTCGCATTTAGTATTCTGAACTGGTCTGTTACAAGTGCGGACATTTGAATATAGGTTTTTTATATATTTAGTATTGACCATTAAAGTCACTTTTTAATTGCACCGGTATCTCTTAGCCCATAACCTCTTCTTTGTATTGTCGGGAACGTCGAGAGTCCAGAATCAACATTATAGCCAGATACGGCAATTGAAATTGGAGAAGATGATCTAGTAAATCCGGTCAATTTACCCCATGAGAAATTACCAACAACTCCAGTGGTCGTGATGCCGACAAGATTTGAATCCGAGTGAACATTACAAGTTATAATTCCAACGGAACTATTAATGGCACTGATATTATAGATGTTATCTAAGAATGTTGTACCAATACCTATAGCATTGGAATTTGTGGTATAAATTGAAGTTACACCATTACCCACTTTGGTGTTGAAGATATAAATGGGTTGACCAACCGAAAGACCCGTTGTATCCGATAATGTAAACTTAATCGCCAGAGCAGTACCAATGCCTACAGTCGAGCCAATTCCGGTTATACTTCCGGCAACTCCTGTTATTGATGTAATATTTGAAATATTTTCATAAGATGGACTCGGAAGTGGTACAATTACACCGGGTTGAATTGATGTGGTATAACCAAAGCCCGGATTCGTGATTGTGATCGGAGTTGACAGAGATCCATTGACGACCGCAATTGTGGCAGTTGCCGTCGTGCCAATCCCAACTCCGACTCTTGGCGGTGCCGAGATTCTGACGCTCACAGAAGAGCCCAAATAACCGCTACCAGGCGTTTCAATCACGAGTGATTGGATTGTACCTCCGGCAGATACAACGGCCGTCACGGCGGCAGAAACGGGGTCTGGTGAGCCAGAAATGATCAGACCACCGAAGTTTGGCGATACCTCATTTTCATAATTGAAAAATTGAACGTCATCAACACAAATCGTCGTATCTGTTGGTGTAAGGTTTTTGATAACCTTTGCTGTTGGATAAATCTGTGATTCAATAGAGTCTCTTGATTTTGATACGAATTGGCCATCAATGATTTTATCGACCTTTTGTTTTGACCAACTAAGCGGTTTATAATTCAATGAATCGATGCCTTGTGTCTGATATAATTCTGTTTGAATGGTATCAGATGAGCTTATATTAGAAATCGTTCTTAGATCTTGAGTTATTGTATTTTGAAGATTTGCATTTGAACTGAATACCTGGACACCATCACCGATCTTTATGGTTTCATTCACATTGACAATTGTACTATCGCCATCACTACCTCTGTAGAAGAAAATTGCAACATCATCTTCTGGTTTTGGTGCCTCAGTGAAACTGAATGTCGTGCCGCCATTGAAATTATAAGAGTCTCCGGGTTTTTGTAAAACTCCATTGATGAATATGATCAGCAGAGAGTTAAAATCAATTAATTGAGAGTCCAGATCAGAATCATTAGTCTCAAAACTCAATAATTGTGAATTATAATATAATGGGAATCTTATTCTTATTCCGTCTTGAAGATTTTTAATTGAGTCGATGTAATCAACTCTACCAAACTGCCAGGCCGCAAAGGAATCATTGAATACATCAAGAACTGTTAATTGAAACTCTGATAGAGGACTTGAGAGACCATATGCCGTAACAAGACCAACTGGCTTAATCACATCACCCTTCTTGAATCCATATCCTGGTCTGGAGATCTTGAAATTTTTAACCTCAAATAATGTTGACCCAATTCCGGTTGTGGAGCTTGCACCAACATCAACATTGATCAATAAACCGGTTCCGGATGCACTGGTCGATCCAATTCCAAGTCTCGATACTCCGGTTACGGAGAGATTCTCATAATTTGGAGGAGATATAATTATTGAAGGATTGTTATAGCCAGTACCACCACCAATAATATTAAACGAAAGTGTGCCACCGGCACCAACGATCGCACTAATTGTCGCACCTACACCAGTGTGGCCGGATTCTGTGACCGCAATGGATACCGGGGATCTATAGCCAGAGCCCCAATTACCTGTTGTTCCAATACCTATTGACGTGATTGAACCTCCAGAAACTATTGCGGTAACGGCGGCCCCTACTAAAGGAGCATAACCCAATCCAGGAGTTGATCCAAGAGATACAATCATTCCACCTCTTGGTAACTGATTCATATTCACATCGGACTGTGATATGAATATTTCACCATCAGTTCTAATCCCGGAGAATACAATACTGCTAATTCCAGAATTTTCTATAATTTTGAAGTTATTATTTGGATTATTGTCAGTTGTTGGCGTCTGGAAGATTCCATTGATTAAAACGATACCGTTTCCTCCGGTTGTTCCAATACCAGTGGTGTTTGCACCACCAACAGTTAGTGTATAAGTTTGACCAATTCCGGTAAATTTTTCTGTGATATTATCGTAAATTCGGTTTTCGGTATAATCATTTTTAAGGAATACTCGCCCACTAAATGTTGCTCTAGATTCTGGAAGATTATCGAAATCAATACCCAACTGATCAGCAAGGCTTCCATCCGGAGCTTCTGTGAAATAGATTTCATTACCAACGATATTATAAGAGCCTCTATAAATTGACGCCGCAGATGAATTTGTATGACTTGTCGCAGAAGATCCAACAAAACCCCTCTTGACCTCAACCAGAGGGAAAGTTCCACCAAATGAAATTGGTCCAGAATAGGTTGTACCCAATCCAACATTTGAGACCTTCATATATTCGGAATCAATCTTGATGATATCTCCGAGAGATATAGAAGATATTCCGCTCAGTCCAAATATTGTTGTGGTTACTCCGATAGAACCCCCATTATTAACTGTATAATCCACCAAAGAATATGCGATAGGAGATTGTATTACATTATTAATTGTAATGATGGATTTTTCATTTTTCTTTACTGCTTCAAGTTCGTGAGCATTCCCCGACCCATAATTCGCAAAGGTCACGGCTATTCCCAACAGTGCATAATCTTTTCTTGTTGAGATTTTAAATTTCGTCGGATTTATTTTTATTGCATATACAGTTTGAGGTAAAATATTTGTTGTTACACCAACATTATTCAATGTCGTCCCTATTCCAACAGAAGTAGGATTAATACCATCAAAGGTAGATTTTGCGGTATAAGTCAATTCTTCTCCAGTACTAAAGAAGTGCTGTATATTAAATTCACCGGTTACAGGATTCAAAATTGTTGAATTTGATGGATCGAATACCTGTTTGAAAATATTTCTATTTTGATATTTCAGATCAAAATTTAACTTATTGATGTCACCATCATTCACGGCAAAATATTTTTTAATACCAAAAGATTCATTCGCATTAGAATAAGTCAAATCAGGAGGTTGATTTAAATCAATATAATCATTTTGAGAATAAAACTCCTGATTGAAACTCAGAATCTCAAAATTACCAGAGATGTCTACATCAGGATAGAATTTGAGTGAAGCCGTAGTTCCACTGATCTCACCGCCAAATGTACCAATACCAGAGGTGCTACCAATCGATAAGAAAGGATATTGGATTGTTTGGGTACTAGAACCATCACAAATCATCATTACTTGATGTAATGCACTAGTCTGACCCAAACCAACTCTTATAACCGATTTCAGAGAAGAGAATTTGGTTTTATCGAATGAAACAATTGAGGATGCAACAGAAACATTAGAATATAAGGACTCATACTTAACGGTCTTTTCTGTCCCATCAAGTTGACCAATTGCCTTAAATCTGTATGTTCCAACGCCAACAGCAGTGGTGCCGAATCCAACATTCCTTGTTCTTACGGTTACATGATTATTAGAGATATTCGTGTAATTGAGTGAAAGAATGTCAGAATTTATTGTTGCACCAAACGAACCAATGAAATTTGAACTGAATCCATCCTCGGTATCAAAATAAAATTCCGAAATGTTTGTATTAGTTCCGTCGTGATCCACAAAAATCTCAACATAGTTAATCTCATTTGTGGAATTATCAATAATATTAATCTCAGAATAGAAAGACTTAATCTTTGATGTTAACTCTGAAACGAGTGTTGTCGTTATACCGGATGCAACATTTTTGGTCAATCCAATAAGATTGATAAAACCTATTGAACTCGTACCAATTCCGGTTGTATAATTTTCAAAGGACGTATTGAGATATTTGATATTATAGGTGGTATGATACGGATCCTTGACGGGCTCAAATCTTAAATAAGTTCCACCAAGTTCATCAGAATAACCATAGATATTTGCTAGTTTATTAGACGCATATCCTGTATTATCAGTGGTTTCAGAATCAATGGAACCTTTTTCTAGTGTGTAAACATTAGATCCATTAGTTAAGACAATTAGTTCCGTAAATTGAACATCCGTGAAATCATTGTTCGTGACCTGAACCAAATACTTATCGTATTTTTTACTTGGAGTGATGTCATCAATTCTCACAAAAGGATCCGTATTTACGGATGCATCGGACGTAGAAAACTGAGAACTGATGTCATCAATTTCAAGAACTCTATTTGTTCTACATTCAATATAATCCGAGAACTTTTTGGACTTAAATTCTAAGAATTTGGAAGTATCTCCAGAAACATTGATATCTCGTGTTAAATCGAAATTATAAATTGTATCGACTCTTGATTCGTCAATTATATCATATAGAGAAATACTATAGTCGGTGGATCCTATTCCAACCGAAGTTGTATTAAGAATTTCTGTATCGGCAAAGTTCTTTAGACCACTCGTATGAAGAAGGCCATTTACAGGGCTAACAATATTTTCCCAGGTCTGAGAACTCTTTACGGTATAAGAGAGATTCTGGTAATAATAGTTATCGGGAATGACCTGAGTATCAAGATTTAATTTACCCGTATCATTTGACCAACCAAGATCCTTTCTGGATGCAAAATCAACAATAAAATAACCAGAAGATTTTTTAATCGAGTTGATTGTTGCAATAAAACCAGATTTAATACCTTTTATGATATCATTCGATTGGAGATCATAATCTCCGATCACTTTAATGTAATTTTTATCTGATTTTGTGATTCTGAGATCGGTCTCAACATATCCAAATTGTGTATTAACCTGAAATCGTTCACCCACAACAAATTGCGAGAAATCTTGTACCACCTCAAATTGAGGGTAATTATTATAATTGATGATCTTGCCATAAAGATTATCAATTACCTTTAAAGTTCCAGGATTTGTCGTTATACCAGAAAGATTATATTCAAGAACTCTTTGAGTAGCACCGCTACCTTGGTAGTTTGAGACAACAAAGAAATCGTATTCGTGATCTTCAGAATTGAACCCATCACCATCGGAGGTTTCTTTTTGAATACCCTCAACATAGATCTTATCGCCAATCGCAAAGGGCTCAATCGAGAATCCATTGAGTGGTGTAATCAGAGCACAAGTAACAATACCCGAATTAGAGTATTGTAAGGATTGGATCGAAACTCCATTTGTATTGTTTATTGATTTTATTGTTACAGGAATTTCTGGAAGTCCTTTTGGTGAATCAATGATATCAACTGAGATTATTGAATTGCCACTCAATATCGCCTTCAAATTACCAGAATTTATTTTTTGACCCGAAGTCGAATCAATCACAATTAAATCGGGTGAACTATTATAATTGTTGCCACCATCAACAACAGAAACAGATTTGATGTAATTTGAGTTCTTGAGTAATAAGTAATTTGAAATTTCGGCCTGAGGCTTCAGTGTCTTGTCTGATGAATATTCATAACCCTCATCAAGAATCTTTATTTTATTGATTTTTCCGATTGTATTTGACTTTGGTGCAATATATGCACCTTGCCCATTTTCAGAAAGAATTGATGTGAAAGTCGGAAGTTTTTTATAATTATCACCAGGAGAGAGGATTTTAACCTTAGAAACCCCACCAGTTTCGGTTAAAGAAATCGTAGAATATGTAAGAGTATCACACTCAGACTGAGAATATAAGTTTCTTTCGGGTTTTTGGGTTAATGGGAATGAGAAAGTGGTTGAGCCAATTCCGGAAATTTTATAAGAGCCATTATAGAGGCTATCAATAAGACTGATTCTCGAATGATTGTTGACTGTTATATCTGCGGTCGAAATATAACCGGCCTTTTCTAGTGTATAGAAAAGAGGATATGGAGTATTTTGATTATACTTAACAGTAAGAGATGCATTGGGGGAGATGCCAATCGTTCCGATTCCGGTCACGGCAAATGTATTTTCTGTGCCCGTAGAGATAAATTCATCTCTAAAAGATTCGTCATAGAAAATCTTAAATTTGTAACCAATAAGAGAAGAATCCGATAAATCGAATACAAGATTATTGTTCTTATATGAAATAAGTTCGGGATTAACAGAATACAATTTCTGATTAGATCCACCGGTACCGACAATACTAACAACTGTTGGCGGATACATTTCTGAATCAATTTTTGTCTCACACAGTTTGATTTTATTGGAATCAATCTTATAAACATAATAATATCCGGTATTGATTCCACTTGCAACCAGATCTGCCGTATATTTCACCTTATCACCAGTTTTTAAATTATGATTTGGAAGTGTGATTTCGTTTGTTATAGTATTAATTCCTATTGAACTGAACCCAACAGGATTGACGAGAATCCACCCGGTTGATGTATCACGGGCGACTTTTATACTAGATGATGTTCCTACACCAACTGATAGTGAGGGTTGAACATTCAGATTAATCACATCACCCGAAATAAGTTGATGTGAAGTCGTCAGTGATACATTAGCAGTATTTTTCTCTATATTACCTTTAACTTGAGTGAATGTAGATTCAAATGAATACTGATAATCATCAGATCCATTTGAGGTAAAGAAAAGGCCATTAGAAGTTGTGGTGAGCCCAATTTGGGTCGCAATTCCAATGTGATCCACAGATTTTCTGATCACATAAACAGTCTGAAAATCTCCGGATAATGGGAGATTAAATGATGTTGATCCGGAAGTATTTGCAACAGAGATTGCTGAAGCCCCAGATGGTTTTCTTAAAATAACTTGTTGATTATTTTTAAAGGAGTGATTTGGAAGATAAATCGATTGTGTTGGTATTGAAATAATAGTATTTGTACTAATTCCAATATTATAAGTTACACCAATTCCAATTCCAGAAGTTGTGCCAACTCCAACAGAGCTTCTCGGATTGAAATGAACCAAATCATTATTTTTGGATTCAAAATAATCTGTTTTTTTATTGATTACAAATGAATCGGGTGCAAAGGTTACAGTCGATGTTGCGGTATGAGCAAGACCAGAGTTACCTCTGAGAACTCTTATAACATCTCCATATACATTAAGAACTCTAAGAGTTTCTGTACCAATACCAATGGAACTGCCAATAGAAATATTTGCTGGAACATTAGCAACATAAATGTCCGTTACATTTCCTGTTGCAGGAATATTTTGAGTTATAATCGACTGATATGTCGAAATGCCAATCTGGTAATACCCATTAAGGTTGGATAGTGTGGTGGTGATTCCAGAAATTGAAACATAATCCAAATTATCCAAACTATGAGTTGGAGTAATTTTAACTCCGATTTCATTCTGACCATTCCAAGTAAATATTGCATCATTATAAGTTTGAGTTGTTGTCTGAATGTCAACAATATTCTTACCATTAATTTCAGATACAATACAACTTAGTCCACCACCACCTGTCTCGGATTCATCAAACGCCAAGGAATCGCCGACTTTATAATTGTCGCCCGAATTGATAATCTCTAAAGAATTGATAGATCCTGATAAGACAGAATCAATCGAGGCAACACGGTTTTCGGAGTTATAAATGAAGTTCTGGATGAACGGATGAATATTGCGAATTAAATTGGAACTATTAAAATTAAAGGACTGATTCAGTAATCTATTTTCAGTTATAAATTTTGATCTATATTGATCACCAATAAAGTATGGGAATGATCCCACAACATTTGCATTATCATCAATTGTAGAAGTCGCAAAATATGCATATACTCCATTTGGAAATTCGGGTGTTATGCAATATCTTCCGTTATACTGATCAAGATCTCCAGAATTTGTGAACTTATAATCTGAAATGAAGAAACCGTCGGTGAAGGGTGACGGCCTATTTTCGACGTTTGAGATACTTAAAGTATAACCAGATACGAGCTTTTTGATTGGAGAGTTTTTATCACCTGGATCAGAATAACCATAGGCACCATAAATCGGATTTCCATCATAGGCCCAACCAATGATTGGAGAATGAGAAGAGCCATTGTCTCCAAAGTGAGTTTGCAAGACACCAGAATAACCACAAATGCCATATTGGAGATTATTATAAGAAGAACGTACTATTTCATTTGCAAATTTTGTACTTGTCGTAACATCATTATAGAGAATATTAGTATTGACGGATAAACTTCTTACTTGAGGATCAAATATCGCATTTTTACCAGTTGATTTTACGATAAGTTTAGTATCAGACTCGGAATAACCCGATCCACCACCAACGACAATAACACCAACAATTTTTTGATTTTCTACAACTGGTCTTAGAACGGCACCCTTTCCTGAGCCAGAAATTACTATATCGGGGATCGAATGATACTCAACTCCACCATATTGAACATTGACACTTTCAATTCTGCCATTTATGATTATTGGAGATAACTGAGCACTCTTGCCTGTTTTTATAGCAATTTCTGGTTTTTTGTGTAAATTTAAAATGTTTGAACCATAGTCTTGGCCGTGTTCATAAACATTAACTCCTATAATTTCACCTCTTACAATAGGAGTTGCATTTATCGTACCTCTGAATTGGGTGCTACCAAGACCCACGGCACAGTATTCGACACCAAGATTGATTTTTGGATAGTTGAAAATCTGATAACCACTTCCAGTCGAGTTGAATGGTATGACTCTTCCCCTTTGGTAATCGGAAACAGACGTTCCACCAATCCCGGCATCCGCAAGAGAGAAAGTATTGGAATCAATTTTGATTACTTGATATCGATGTGATGAGGAAAGACCCGAAACCGGAGACGTTTCATAATTATAGACAATAATCTCACCAGATTCAAAACCGTGATTATTAAATGTTATAATATTAGTGGCCGTAGAGATTCCGGATGGTGAGACTCTAATTTCTCTGTTGGTATAATTCTCTCCACCATTAAGAACTTTTATTTCTGTTAAAGTATTCTTTGGCTGTGTTGCAAACTTCTGAATTCCGGAAGTACCAATTGTGGTGAATCCAACAGTATTAATCCCAGAATTATAATCAGAAAGAGAATTATAGAGTTGAATCGTCTTGTCATTAATGTATTTGATATAATAAGTCGATTCTTTTTTCAGAGTTTTTCCGGTATTTGTATTCGATCCATTGTATGTTCCTATACCAAGTAGAGGATTATTTCCAGGGCGATATACAACAGATTCTCCATTGATTAAACCATGATTTGAGGTAAATGTAATGGTTTCGTTGGTTGCATCTATTCCGCCGCCGTTTTCGAGTAGTCTTGCATCAAATTCTATTTCACGGCGTCTTTTTTGAATGATTGGCTCGAATGATGCACCACGACCATTACCACCCGTAAGAGCAACCGAAACAATAATATCGATATCAAATTCTTGAGGGTCGATATAAATTTTTTCGAGTGATCCACTCACAACAGGTAGTACCTTGGCGGATCCGGTTGTAATCTGAAGTGATGGTGGATTTATGACATCATAACTTTGGCCACCATTGAGGATATTGATTTTTTCTAATGGGCCATAATAAATTTTATTGTCAGATTTATACCCAAAAATCTCGACACCATTAATGAGCATTCCAATAGAGCCAATGGGCGTCTCATCAGATTCGCCATCACCGATATCAACAGAGAGTGGAAACTTTCTTAGAATCTTCTGAGGTGAAAGAATCTTTTCTTTTTGAGTTCTTAATGTAAAATTATGAGATCCTAAAGATAGTTCACCAAATTTGATATAATTTTCGGTTCCTATTACGGATCTCGAATAATAAAGCCTTATTTGTTTCTTATCAGAAAGAACCTCAACAAAATAGTACCCGGCTTCCAGGCCACTTATTGTGGAATTAGATGATTCATAATAAACCTCGCTTCCGGTAATGAACGAGACCTTTTCATTGAAGGTTATAATTCCATATAAACCGGTGATGCTATCAAAGTCTGATACACCGGATGCATTATAGGAGAAAAGTTTATTTGTTATTTGATATGATGGTAATGAATTCGAGGCGACATACATGTACTCATCATTTTCATTATAAGTGTTCTGAACATCCGATGCAATATCGGGATATTCAAAATTAATATTAGATGCCGTTGCGATCTTTGAGGTTGTATTATAGTTCCAACTGTTTGCGAATATCTCTTTGTATGTGGGATTATCGATCGGAATCTTGATGTCCTCACCAAGATTCCTGATTCCAATATATTCACCCTCTTCGACAACAGAATTATCGGTGAGTCCCATATAGTCAGAAAGAACTCCGGTAATTCTAAATTCAACTTTTTTGGTCAGATCTCCGTTTTCATAACCATAATAGGTTTCATCAGATCGAATGATAGAATTTGATGGAATTATCTCGGTTATTCCATCACAACCAAAGAACTGATTGACACTCTTGGATGTATATGTAATTATATTATTCCCCGAATATAGTGATCCGGATTCGGGGAATCCTATTGTGGAATCTACCGTAATTGTGGAGGAGCTAATATTGATGATATTTGAATTTTTGGTGCTACCAGTAATGGTGAATGATCCCGTAATTGTCGGGAATGCATCATCATAGCCAACAAAGAGGAGAAGTTTATAATATGTTTTACCGCCACGGCCAATCGTTTCAACCTCAGAAACGGCTGCCGTTGTTGTGGAGTCGTTCTTTTTGATGATTGTCTGTCCAACAAGATTTAGTGGATCCCCAGAGATGGCATCGACAACGACTACATCACGTCTTAAATATGATGCCGAAGATGGCTTAATTAGAAATTGTTCGAGATCGATGACTTTTGGAGTCTCCCCGAATAATACATTGAACAGAATTCGGAACGATTCTTCGGTGCCCTTAGATTCATAAAGTGTTCTGGCACTCTTGATGAAATTGCCAACATTGAGATCCGGAACAAAATCAAGATTCTCAAGGCCCGGAGTAAGAGAATACTTGATTTTTTTATAAAATTCTTGCAAAAAGAGTGAACTCAGATTCTTTATGCTCGTTTGAGCAGTATGAGAAGACGCCTGAGAAGTTGAGAATACGAGTTCTTCTGAATTTAGATTTTGATGATATGAGGTTACACCAGAAAAACCTCGAATACAACCGGTAAAGGTATTTGTGGTAATACCGGTATATGTAATGATCTCATCATCAATCTTGATTAGACCATAGTTCTGAGGGAATCCCTTCGTTGATGTCACACTAATGACATCAGACTTTACATCAATATCATTAGTGAGAACCGTTGATCCGACAACAACTTCGGGAATGAGATTATCGAGTTTGATATACTGATCCAGATTCTCAAGAATATCAACAGGACCACCCTGATACTCCTGAGAGATATAGTACTGCCTCAGAAAATCAACTGTCTTTGGACTCTCTTCCAATATAAAACTCGGAAGTTGATTCTCAATAATCTGTTGAATCTTGACTCTTGCCTCAGTACCGGCCTGTATCATATCACAACCTCTTTAGTTCCCCGTTTGAATAGCTAGATCTATAATAGTCCGATCTCGAAAATGAAGTACCGGAAACATCATCTCCGGATGTAATCACATCTTTAATCATATTTATTGAGCTTTTTTCGATGCTGAATGATAGATAAAGATCTCTCAGGCCAATAATATCATTGGATTCCGGATATGCCTGAATCTCTATAATGTCCTGATCAAGATCTGTTGAGGTTATGGTCAGAGCACCCAACATGATTTCACCGGTCTCATAGTTTACGGTACCGGCAGATTGGACAACAACAGGAGTCTTGAGTTCGTTCGAGACACTAATCGGAATCTCTTTGATGATTGATATTGTTCCGGTCTTGAGATCGGAATTTGGAGTATCCGTGAAATAAACGATATCCGAAACACCCTGAATCTTGAATCCGGTGGACTTTATGTTCTTACCTGCCGGATTCACATGGAACTTATTGCCAAAACAAATTTCATATTGTGTCGGTTTATTGATGAGGGCCTTGAGATCTCTTCTTATTCTGACCTTTGTAATATTGGATGTCACCGAAGCATCGGTATTATCAATGACACCAAGAACCTTACTATATTTAAATCTACCGCCGAATGAATTGAGTTCTGTTGAACTGGCATATTCGTTGAGATTAGAGATTATTCTGGTTCTCAAATCATCAGAACTAGAAACGGTTGAATAGTTGTAATAAATCGATGAATCAATTTCAATATAAAGAATCTTGAGATCAATAATTTCGGGATTAATTCCGGATACGGAATAGTTCTTGAGTTTATTTTTGATGTACTGCTTATCAAAATCAGAAATAAAGGTTCCGTTCTTTGGTTTGATGCTAATGAACACATTTCCGTATTGAGGTGGATTCATTTCTTCACCACCAACAATAGAGATTGATTCGGCATTCTTATAAATCTCGGTTTTTATCAGAGCCTCATAGTCTCGTGGTGTAACCGCCCGATATTGTGAGGCATACAGTCGTGGTGCATAACCTCTAACGGAATCAATGGATTCGATATTTGATCCATTTCTGGCAGACTGTAGAGTTGTGATGGTTATGGTATTGTTCGGAATTTCGGTGACACCGTTCTCATTAACAAATGTCCCATTAAATGAAAATGATGTGGCACCATTACCGAGTACACCATCACTGATTAGATAGGTTACGGTAATAACAGATCCGTTTTCCAGTTTTTTACCAAATCTTCCATCACCAAAGAGAAGTTCATATTTTTCGTCTCTTATTTCTTGAACCAGATAGATTTCGGATGTTCCATCGATTTTGAAGATATTATCAACGCGATTATAGAGTGATCCGATTCCGGTCTCATCAGATGCTCGCACATGAACTCTTATGGTCGATGTATCAATATAGGAATTATCGAGAATGAATCTTTGATCAAGAGAACCATTAACAACAAACTGTTTTTTGAGAAGAGTTCCTTCTGTGATGGCAAGATTCGAAAACTGGGCAATACCGTTCTTCACACTTGCGGTTACATCGTCCGGAATCGAGAACACATGATTGGTTCCGGATGCATCTCCTGTACAAACAAGTCCGGCCTTGAGCGTCAGAGTCTTGGTGGTACTCTTTGGTTGTACTCCAAAGGATACAATGGCACCTGCCGAGGTTCTGGATCCCGGAACATAACCGATTTCTCGGGCTCTGGCAACAACATTTTCTCTGAGAACGGCCGAATCAAGAAATACCTCATTGGCACTCATGTTTCCATTGAATGCCGTGATATAGGTATTATAGGCCAACATATCAATGAGGACCGAAAAGTTCGATCCCTCGAAATCAAAGTCCGTAAAGTTTGAGTTGGCTCTCAGATAGTCCTTGATGGACACTCGAATTTGATCAAAATCGAGATTTGAAAATTTGGTGAAGGGCATTTTATCGTGTCGCCTCTAGAATGAACGAATACTGTTGAGCCGGAATACTCTGACCAATAATTGTATAGGTAATTGTTATTTCGTATTCATTGAGATCGGGTCTGGGATCAACCTGAACTCGTACATTGTTCACTCTGGGTTCATAGTTCGATATCAGAATCTCGATTTGATCCTCTATAAGAGATGATGATGCATAATCAATGATGTCGAACATTCCGGATCTTATGTTCGAACCGAGTGTGGAATTAAAGAATCTCTCGGTTAGAATCGTTTCTACAAGATTACGAATAGATCGATTAATGGCGTTCTCGTTCTTGAGTACCGGAAGATCACGAGTAACGGGATGTGGCTCAAATGAGAGACTGATATCCTTGAAGGCTCTGGATACTCGTGTTACTTCGGCCACATCCCACTTTGGTCAAAAGATTATTAATTATTTATTATTAGATTCTTTAATGTGATAGACGGGTTCGGCACCATATTCCCAGTCATTAAAGAGACCTTCTGTGGCATCTCTTTTCTCATAGAGTTCAACCGAACGAGAATCACCATGAATCGGGGCGATGTCGTGTACAACTTCCTGAATAATTCTTTTCTTGGATGTCGAATAGTCGGTCACAAGATTTTTTGTACCCCACATTTGATACATGTAATCAGAATCTCGGTCAACGGGTAGATTTGACATGTTTGGTTCTCCTTGTGTATAAACAAGGAACTTTTAGGGAGGTTACCATCTCCGGTATTATTTAACGGTAAAGCTCTCTGAGATTATAGTTATCAGAATTCAGATACTTTAGAAGTTCTATTATAATCAATTTCGGATTTCCTTCTCCGCATGTATAGGCATCGATGGCAATACAGCCCTCTTCTGGCCAGGTGTGACACGAAACATGACTTTCTGACAGGGCAATGACGATGGTACAACCCTGAGGTTCAAATTTGTGAGCATATTCATTAAGTATGGTCATTCCGGCACGTTCAATTCCGGTTCTCATGGTAATTCCAAGAGACACGATATCATCCAATAAGGTGTGATCAACATCATGAACCTCCAAAAGAAGGTGTCTACCCATCGAAAATCTACTCATTTACATAAAAACTCCTTAACAGGCTATTTAGATCTTATTTTTTGGACGATTTCATAATCTTCCTCCAATATTTTTCTCAAATAGTCATCGTTCCAGTGATCATAATAGGTGGTCCTGGCCAGAAGACATCTCATTTTTCTTAAAAATTCACTATTTTGGTATAAAATGAGATTATATTGACCATTATTGGTTCTTTTTGGTCCGATGAACGAGGGTTCGTCTCTGAAATCCTCAAAAAACTTGTATTTTGGGTAGTTTTTATTGAGTTCTTCTATCTTCTGATAACCATAATCGAGATCCAAATCGTCCTGAACGACATAAATCACGACTCCATAGTCCTCATTCAGTGGAACAATGTCATCGATGTCACAAATTATGATTTTGTGAGTATTATTTTTGGCAAATGGGCACACAGAAAAACCCCCGAGATCAGGATTGGAGATCGAAATCTCATCAATCCAGTTCTCAAGGGCGATTTTTATGGAATTTTCAACCAACTCCCTGTCCGCGATACTTCTTTCGGGCCTTATTTCGTGATGTTGCCGCATATTTGGTTCCATCACCTCGACCCTGACGAGTCTTCTTGGGAGAACCCGGAACATAACCGGTCTTCACATTCACACCCTTTGCCTTTGCCATACTAATTGTCCTCTCTTATAATCTGAGTTTTGATTTTACCCGGCTCCGGAGCACCACACTGGTAGTACTCCAGGGCCAGGTCATCGAGTCTATCAAACATCTCGTCGTCCGTCAAGCCCGTGAACAGAATTTCCCCGTCCACAAGAATATTATAGGATGTCATCTCAGATGTAACGAATCTTTTCGTGTCCCACTCTAATACGAGGATCACACCAAATCTCGAATCCGGCCTCTTTTGCATCAAGACAGAACGAAACATCCTCCCCACACATGTCCTGAACCTGACCACTCTCAAAGATCTGCATCTTTGGTGCAAACCAGGGGTACTTCATCTCGGAGTGCTCAAAGACTCCGTTCTTAATGAGAACCCAACCAAAACCCGTATAGTCAACGGTGAAAGGCTTACGTCGCTTACTGATACTCTCGACCGTCTCGTGGTTCATGACACCACCATTACCTCTAAAGTCGTCCTCGTCTAGCCAGTGTGCAACGGATGTGGTATGACCGTCCTCGGTGGCATACCATCCGGCCGCAATATCCTTGTCCATCAAAATCAGTTGCCAGAACTTCTCGGTATTGAAGACAATATCCGAATCAATCCAGAGCTGATAGTCGTACTGGAGCTTACCGTCCCAGGGAATCTGATCGGGTCCACGAAGTACATTGGCACCGAGACACTTGCATCGGGCAAAGTTCACCATCGAACTGTAGTCCTGAGAAATCTGAATACTGGCCCCGGCCTGTACCAGATCAAAACAGAGTTGAACGAAACTCTTTAGGTAGGTATAGGAAACACCCCGACCCGGAAGACAGAAGACAATACTCTTACCTCTGACCATTTCTCTGGCCTTGTCGTAGTCCCATTCTGGTTCCGATTGAACTGGGGCCTTGGCCTTTACTGTAAAACCCTTCGTCATGGTATGAAATCAGTGAAAATTATGTTTGTACATCTCTATCTAGTCACTTTTCGGCAAGAACCAGTTCGCTACCCTCAATGATCATCGAGATCTCGGTGTCCTCGTACCATCCCAGTTCTGTCATGATCCATTCGGGTATGGTGATCTGATATTCTCCGGTGAGTGGATCGATTTGTATTGGAGAAATGTTGTTCTTCTTCATTTGAAATTATTATTTTTTTCGATAGTTATGTATAATTTTTTTGGCGGAAAATTTTTTGGTTCCGTAACGACCTTATGGGGCTTTTTGGGGCCGGGAGATTTTTTTTGAGGGGCTGAGACCTTATGGGTCTTTTTGGGGCCGGGAGATTTTTTTTTGAGGGGCTGAGACCTTATGGGTCTTTTTGGGGCCGGGAGATTTTTTTTGAGGGGCTTATATTTAAAGGTCGATTCTAAAGGTTTATAGCCTCTGGGGACCCATTGAGATTAAATCGACCATGGGCCTCGAAGGGATACCCCGCCCGCCCGCATTAACTGTCAAACACGAACGAACGAATGGGCCGGCAGAGTATAAAGAACTGCCGGCCACTAACTATACTTCAGAATCCCAATCGTTCCGATAGATACTGTTCATAAGCGTCAGGATCGATAGGTTTGCTTACACTGTGCCCAGCGTATCTCTTGGCACGATCCAAAGCTTCAGAGTAGGAACCGATAGGATTGGATACCTCCATTGTGACACCTTTGGCGACGTTTGTAACAGTTACAACGTAACCGTTTCCATTAGGGTTGCAGATAACGGTAGAAAAACACTTACCTTTGTTGAAGAAAAACATGGTTGTTGTGCGGTTTGGTTTGGGAAATGGGGCGGCAGAGTATAGACAACTGCCGGCCACTAAGGGTAGTTTAGGTGTGCGTCCTACCGTCGGGGTCAATACATCTGAGATACTACAGGATCGCCAGCCGAACCGCAACGGATCCGGCTGGCTTTTATGGGTCAGGAAAGCCGGACGGACGGAGAGCCGACGGACTCAACGGCCCGGCCGGTACGGACAGCCCGCTCTTCTGTGGCCTTTATCTCAGCCTTCAATGCCGGGCAGGTGACCTTAACGGTCCGGCGTCCGGCAACGATGGACGCGACCCCGCTAGGCGTCACGGCTGCCGTGAGATCGGCAGCCTGCAGAGCTTGTAGCAGCTCAGAGGCTGCCGCCTTCTTGGCTGCCTCAGCAGCATCAAAGGCGGCCCGAGCATCCGCGTAGGCGGCGGCTGCAGCGGCGACGGACGCGGGAGCGATCGGGCGAGTCTTGCGAGTCATGGTCCTAGGTGTGGTGTGGTGCGGGGGGGAGAGAGCCCGTGGCGGGCTCCCTGTGGGTTGCTTAGCTGACGATCAAAGGGTGCTTCCTAAGATCAGGGCAGCGAGACCCTAAAAACCATGAAGAATTACACAGGATCGCCGACACAATCCTATCCCTGTCAGCGTGCCGCGGACATGTCACCCAGGCGACAGTATAGCCACGATACTTTATAGACAGAAGATAGGTATCACCAGTAGGTGCGACGCCATCAACGGCGGCAGCCATCTGTAGAGAATCCCCAAAGTTGCCGTAGCGTGTGACGGTTAATGCAACCCCGTCACTGCTAACTGTGGAGCTGGGGTAAGGGGTTGATCCGGGGAAGGCCATTTGTCTTGTGTGGTTGACAGTGGGAAGCGTAAACCATGCCAGTAGGATCAGTCCGGCCAATGTCACAAATCCGTAACATTGAAAGGTCTTGACGGATCGGCCGGCCGTATGGCAGTGGCGTCACCAGTGGGCCGGGGACCGGCAGGGCTTGACGGATCGGCCGGCCGTATGGCAGTGGCGTCACCAGTGGGCCGGGGACCGGCAGGGCTTGACGGATCGGCCGGCCGTATGGCAGTGGCGTCACCAGTGGGCCGGGGACCGGCCAGTGAACACAAAGAACTAAAGAACTCCAAAACACAAAGAACTAAAGAACTCCAAAACACAAAGAACTAAAGAACTCCAAAACACAAAGAACTAAAGAACTCCAAAACACAAAGAACTAAAGAACTCCAAAACACAAAGAACTAAAGAACTCCAAAGTACAAAGAACTAAAGAACTCCAAAGTATAGGGATTCAGATAGAGAATCTGATCGAGATGTGTTGCGTGTGATTTAGTCGAGATGTGTTGCGTGTGATTTAGTCGAGACGTGTTGCGTGTGATTTAGTCGAGACGTGTTGCGTGTGATTTAGTCGAGATAATCGAGAATACATAACAAAAAAATAATAAAAAATCTATTCCACAATGAGAAATCTAAAAGAATTAAATCCTATTTTAGATGGATACTTTGCAACAGTAAATGGTGAGATAATTTCAAGAAAAGGCCGAACCCTTAAACAAAATTACAGAAATAAACAGAAAGGTTGTTCTTATTTTTCAATAAAAGTCTGGTGTAAAAAAAGAGGTTGGGCTGTATCTTTTTATGTTCACAGATTAGTTGCATTTCAGCATTGCAATTTAGAATTAGATAGCTTGAAAGAGTTGGTTGTTAATCATAAAGATGGAAACAAACAAAATAATTGTGCTTCCAATTTGGAATGGTGTACGCAAGCACACAACATAAAAGAGTTTTGGAGAATTAAAAAGCTCAATTCTTGTACAGAATTGTGTGATCGAAACGGTTAATTTTTTCAGGATTCCGGCACCAGTTCATAAGATCCTCGATTAGATCCTCGGTAACTTCGATGTAACCAAAGGAATCCAATTCTTCAATTTGGGAATTGGTTAGAAAGGGAAGATCCACCATTAGAATCCCTTTCCAACGTAGTTATGGTGAAGGCCGGAAATCTCGACCGTAGAGTATCCATCGACACCGGCGGCTGCTAGAGACTGCCCTAGCTTATCTGGCCGGTGGCTGTTAAGTTGTGGGCGACCTTTAAGAACGTTTGTGGTGACCCAAACCCTTTGACGGGTTTTAAGATCGGTTGCCATTGTGAGAAGTGCCACTGTTAAAAATGCGAAGGGTTTGGAGAGGGACTCTATAATGAATCCCCATAAGATTCAGACTTCCGGCTGTTTCATTCCTGAAACACCATTATCGACAAGCCAGTTTAGAAACTCTCCCAGATCAACACCGGAAGAACCCCAGTCTGATGACGAACCATAATCAGACAAAAACGGCATCAGCAACCCATAAAAGTCTGCCGTCGCTTTTGCCAGATTGTAGGTGATCTGATCATTGCGATCTCTACAGTTGATCAGGGCATGTCGATGGGCGGTGCTTGTGAGCATGGTTGTTTGGTTTGAACCTGAGAGAATCCTAGGCGATTGATGGGAGCCGGAAGTGGCTCCCGTTACAATTCTTAATGGTTTGGCCAGAGGGTCATCTTTTCAGACCGCAGACTGTTGGCTTGGTTATGCAGATTCTGTCGGCTTTTATGTCTGCGGCAGGATTAACCGTGGCCAGAGCATGAAAGCCAAACCAGACCGAAAAGAGACAGAAAAGAAAGGGAAGTGTCTTCATTGTTAGAAAAAAATGGTGGGGATTCCGTTAGAATCCCCAATAATCACAAATTAAGATCCCAGATAAAGATAATCATAAAGACCGGGATTCTCTGAGCAATTGTTAGCCCAGACCCAGAGGACTCTCTGGCGGTTCTCATTGTGATCCGCCAATTCGGCAGAATCCCAACAGCCAAACTCTCTAAGATAAGAGCGAAACAGCCAAGATGGGCCATCGAAGTTTAGGCGGTGGCACCAATAAGCTACGGCATCATCGGCTCTGCCGGAACCGCTGCAGTCTGCGATGCACTCTGCCGGAAGTTGGCGGAGCGATTCCATCCCTTGACAGTGGCCGAGATCAAACCAGCCGCCCCATGGGGCTTTTGTGGTTGCGGTGTTCATGGTGTGGTTGTGAACTGATGGAACTGTAGCACGGGAAGGAGAACCGCCGAGGGCCCCCCTGTTGTGAATCTTAAAGGTTCGGCCAGAGTGCATCGGTGATCTTATCAGCAGCACCGGCCAGATTGTCGCGAACGATCAACCGCAAAGTCTCGGCACCAGTGGGGAGACGGTGCAAACGTTGAATGTCTTGGCTGTTGTAGGTCTCTGCTATCACCTTTGCAAATGTTTCGAGTTGGGCGGTGTTCATGGTGTGGTTGTGAACTGAGGCAAGCATGGCACCGAATCCGGCAGCCGGTCAACCACCTAGGGACGATTCTTGAATCGTCTACCGGCACCCATAAAGGCCCGGATTCGGCAGGTTAGACTGAGATCACAATAGAACCACAGAACGGGAGCAGGGTCGCTCTACTGAACAACTATCGTCACCGAACTTACAAAAAAATAATCTTCAATTATACAAATAAAAAAAGCCTTATGATTATACTTTTGTCGGAGGAATGAGACCAGAATCCCATTCCTCTTTTCTTATACTTTATTCTTCATCTTCATCCCAGAGATCATAAGACTTGTTTGGATTCTTTCTTTCTAGTTTATTCAGTGCCTGTTCGGCAAGATCATAATTCTTGTGTTTCGAGATTAACCACTGATTGCTATTGGAACTGTCGGCTCCAATGCCATCGAGATTCAGCTCAACAATGGCATCGAGATTAACTAGAAGAACCATGATGAAGAACAGTGATGAAAGTGTTCAGGAATCCTAGACTAGAAAAGTGTGATGAATGGTGTTAATTCTAGTCTAGGAATTGTGTGGAATCTAAACTAGATTCTCAGAGATCATACATTGGCGGAAACTCGTCATCGAAGAACTCTTCTTTAATACAAGTAACCGCAAAGTCGGGACTATAATTTGTGATGAACAACTCGATAAGTCTTTTGAGTCGTTCATCATCATCCCAGCCCTGATTGCCATTCTCATCTTCTACTTTCTCCCACCAAGAACAGAACTCTTCGTTATCGAAACAATTAGCGGTGGTGATCATGGTGGTGTGGATTGGTGGACTTTTTAAGTATAAGGGTTTGGTGGGGCCAGGGAAGGCCCCGGTAGACGGTTTTCAGACTGTCACAACCTTTTTCTTGTTGTAACCGACAAACTGTTTGTTATTCTTACGATCACGAATTGCCTTGCCCCATACAGAACCTTTAGGTTGCACAGAATGAACCAACAAGGCAAACGGCTTATCACCAAAACAGTGTGAATCATCGTGATCGACTTCTAGACCCAGTTCTGCGGCCTGTTCATCATTCAGAACGACCTTACTATAACGGGGGAAGTATCCTTTGTCGATCAGATAATCAAACTTGCCACCATAGGATGCCGTCATGTAGAAGTTAGACGGAAGTTTGAAGTTAAGAAACAGTTGCAGACTTTTAGAGTAGCAATAAAACTTGAGATCAAGATTGCGGAGAGCAACTTCAATCCAAGCATCCAGATAGGCACCAGAGAAGAAGTCTCCAGATTCATGAATCCTGACGAGTTTGGTGTTTTTTGTCTTGTGTTCTTGGATGCTCTGATGAATAAGATCGGCACAATTCCCGTCCTTGATGGCATCTGCGATCAGCTGGAGATTGCGTGCCCGAGAATAAAAAGTACCATCATACATAACTTCTGAAGTAGCCGCAAAACACCTAAACTGCGTGTGCTTGCCATCAACAATCTTACGCTTGCCGTTATCATCAACAACGGCAAACGACTTGCAAAACAGAGCACCTGGGCAAGTCTTACCTGCCGGAAGATTGAAGATCAGGGTTTGCTTGCCGAGTTTGGCGTTACCTTTGGAGAAGCTGAGCATGGCTGGTGTAGTGTGGTTGCCAACGGAATCAGTATGACAGACCGGAAGGGGCCAGGGAAGGCCCCACTGTGCCGGTTTTTAGGGTGTCACACGGTCTGGAAAGTATAAGTAACCTTCCGAGACTTAATCGAAACAAT